CCGAAGGCGGCGCTCTGCATCTGCGAGGGCTACGCTACCGGCGCGACGATCCACGAGGCTACCGGGTTTGCCGTCGCCGTTGCCTTCGACTGCGGCAACCTGCTCCACGTCGCCGAGGCATTGCACAGCAAGTATCCGACGACGCCGTTGATCGTCTGCGCCGACGACGACCACATGACCGCCGGCAATCCCGGACTGACGAAGGCCACCGCGGCGGCGCTCGCCGTCGGTGGGCTGCTCGCGGTCCCGGACTTCGGCGACGGACGCCGGGACGATGCTACCGACTTCAACGACCTGTCGGCGCACCGCGGGAATGAGGCGGTTGCGCGTGCTGTCGCCGATGCGCGGGCCCCGGAGGTAGATCAACCTGCTGCTGCTGGTCCTGCGTGGCCCGATGCGCTCGATCGAGCGGCGATGCACGGTATCGCGGGCGAATTCGTCCGCATGCTGGAACCGAGCACCGAAGCGGACCCGGCGGCGATCGTGCTGCAATTCCTCGTCGCCTTCGGTGCGCTGGTCGGGCGCGGACCACACTACAAGGTAGAGGGTGACGAGCACCACGCCAACCTGTTCGCGGTCCTCGTCGGCGAGACCGCCAAGGCACGCAAAGGTACATCGTGGGGCCGAGTGCGGGCGCCGTTCCAGCGTATCGCCGACTGGAAACCGCATGTTTCCGGGTTGTCGTCCGGTGAGGGTGTCAAATTCAATGTCCGAGACGCACGCGCGGAAACGAAGCGCAACAAGCAGGGCGAGCTGGTGACGGAGATTGTCGACGAAGGCGTCGCGGATAAGCGGCTCCTCGTGGTCGAGCCTGAGTTTGCGAGTGTGCTGCGCAACGCCCAGCGGCAGGGGAGCAATCTGTCGGCGACGATCCGCGAAGCATGGGATTCCGGCAACCTGCGGACCTTGACCAAGAATGACCCGGTGACGGCGACCGGCGCGCACATCTGCATCATCGGCCACATAACCGCCGACGAATTGCGGGCGGAGTTGACGGCCACCGACACCGCGAACGGTTTCGCCAACAGGTTCCTGTTCGTCGCGGTCAGGCGTTCCAAGCTGCTCCCGTTCGGCGGCGACCAAGCCGACGAGGCCGAGGTTCAGGCGTTCGCCGATCGTCTGCGCGAGCGGGCGGATCTGGCGCGGACCCGCGGCCGGGTGACGATGACCGCCGACGCGAGAACCACATGGGCTGCGGTCTATCCCGAGTTGAGCGAGGGCAGCGGCGGGCTGCACGGCGCAGTTACGGCAAGGGCCGAGGCGCAGGTCGTGCGGTTGGCGCTGGTGTACGCATTGCTCGACGGCGACGACCACATCGACGTTGCGCACCTGCATGCGGCGCTCGCCGTCCGGGACTATTGCGACGCCACGGCCAAGCACATCTTCGGCGCCAGTCTCGGCGATCGCAACGCCGACGAGATCATGCGTCGGCTGCGGCTGGCCGGCGATACCGGCCTCACCCGCAACGAAATCCGGGACCTGTTCGGGCGCAACCTGTCTGGCGACAAGATCGGGGCGGCGCTCGACCTGCTGCGCCGGAAGGGCAAGGTCAGCGTCGAAACGGTCAAGACCGGCGGCCGTCCGGCCGAAGTGTGGAGGGCTGCGAAATGACTAAGCGCGGTACGCGGAAAACGTTTTTAACGCGGAAAGGTCAGGGCATGCGGTACTTACCGCGTTTAAATCGTTTAACGCGTACCGGGAGGTGCCTGTGAATCTGCTCGAACTGGCACGAGCGGCGCTCCCGACACCACCGGCGAAGCGGTCAGCGACCCGGCGCGAGGCAGACGAGTTACGGGCGTTGATCGAGCACGTCTTGGCCGATGCGCCGACGGAGTGGGGCTGGGTGCATCAGGTCGCATGCGCCGATCCCGAGGCGGCGCTGATGTGCTGGCGGTCATTGGCAGCGGACCGCGGCCTCGTGCGGCACAGCGTCCCGATGAGCACCGGGGTCATGCAATGAAGAAGGCCGCACCACCACCGACACCACCGGCAACACCGCGATCGCCAAGGCCACCGGCAGCACCGCGGCAATCGTTCACGCTGCCGGCATGGCGCCACCGCGGCAAGGGCAAGCGAACCACCCATGCCTGACTTTCGCGGCCACGCGCACAACCCCCCGGCCACGTTCTAGCGGCTCAGAAAGCCAAACCTCAAAGGCCCCCATGCCGACGATCCAACCGACTACTGCCGAGCGCGAGGCTGCGTGGCGCCGAGACCGCGGCTGCTGCCAGCGTTGCCTTGCGCGCGCCGGCTTGGTACAGGCCGTCGATGTTGAGCAGGTACGCCACGATGATGGCCGGATCGAGTGGCGCTCGATCTGCGCCGCTTGCCGCGATCGCGACCGGAGCAACGAGTGATGACCGCGCCGGGCACCCCCCCCCACTGGCACCCGAAAATCTTCCAGCTTCTACATCCCCGGACCGTCGCCGAACCGCGAGACCGTTACCTTTGGACTTTTTGGAGGTTTAAGCCATGCCGAGACAATCCGCTGCAAGTTTCCACGCCGCACCGCTGGCAATCCGCCACGATCGGGCGCGGCTGGCCGTGCCGGACACCTTGCCGCCGGCTGAGGCTGCGGTTTGGCACGCGACCGTGAACGGGTTGCCCGGCGAGTGGTTCAGTCCCGAACAGGCGCCGATGCTGACCCAGTATTGCCGACTCGTGGTTCAGGCGGACGTGCTGGCGCGGCTGCTGGCCGACTCTGACCCGACGCAGGATCTTGACGAGTGGGGCAAGTTGGTCATGCTGGCCGGCGTGCTGTCCAGCCGCATCTTGGCCGCCGCGCGGGCAATGAGGTTGACGCAACAAGCGCGCGACCACCCGACGACCGCGCGCAACCATGGGGCCGGAGTGCGGCCGGAGCGCACCGCCGCGGACGATGCAGAGGCCGTGCGCCAGTTGGTCGCGCTGCGCCGTTCGCCCGAGTGGGGCAAACAATGACCGCGCCCGCGCAAACACCCGGCGAACGTCGGCGATCCGCGCGCCGGTTGCTCGAGCGCGACGCCCGGCGCGTGCTGCTCGAGGCCGCCGCGCCTGACGCGGACGAGCGGCGACACGCGGCGGTAATGGCGCACTACGCCGCCGAGACTGTGCGATTCAGTTTGCCGCCGTGGCACGAGCGGCCGGTTCATGCCGGCGGCGATCCGCCCGAACCGAGCGACAAGAGCATGGGCGCCCGCACTTGGCACCGCGCCCGCGAGCTGCGCGATGGGCTGTTGAAACAGAATCAAAACCACTATGCCGATTGCGAATGAGGGAGCAAACATGCTGAACGCAAGGCAGTTGAGTTGCGCCGAGGCGATCGTGTTCGATGGCCTGACCGCGATTTGCGACAACGTGTTCGGGACTTGGGACGATCCTCGCGTCGATCGGCTGGTGCGGGCGCTCGACGAGTGCGGCACTGGCGGCGCGGGCAGGGCGGCGATAACGTTGATCTCTCAACGCATGGGTGCGCTATTCGCGGCTCGGCGCGCGGCGCTGCAAGGCGAATTTGACGCGGCGAAAGCCGAGCTTGATGCGGCGCGGGCGGCGCCGTGAAGTGGCGGAGTTTGAAATTGCGGCGCGCGCGCGCTGACGCCGGCAAGGCGCTCGGAATTCACGTGGCGACCCGCCAGCGACCGCCGGCGCCCCCGCGCCGGAAACCGCAGGCGCCGCCGAAATGACCGCCGAGTTCGACTTGGCCGGGCTGCTCGACTTCGCCGAGGCGGGCATCGGCTGGGCGCTGCACCGGCTCGAACAGACCGACCCGAAGGCACACGCCCAAGTGCTCGCCGATCTCGCCACCGGGGCCGCCGTCGCGCGGCTCGTGATCGAGGCCGGGCGCCCGCTCGTGGCGCAGCTGTGGATCGTGTCCGACACCGGGGCGCGGCGCTTTCAATTCCTGCCGGTGGGTGTCGGGCATTGAAACCGCAACCGACCCGGCGTACAATTCGCATACACCTGCTGCGCGACGCAGTTGGTGTACCTCCCGGTTTCGTGCGTGACGCATTGAACGGAAGGCCGAGGCACCGCGATGTGGGTGCTGCTGCTTTTCGTTTGTGAGGATCACGCACATGCAAGACCGCCTTTCCTCCCCGCTCGAACTGAAATTTTCCGGTACGGAAACGTCCGGCACGTTCGCCGGCCACGCCAGCACGTTCGGCGGACCGCCTGACAGCTACGGCGACATCATCGCGCCGGGCGCCTTCGCGGACACCTTGGCGAAGCACCAGGCGGACGGCACCGCCCCGGCGATGCTATGGGCGCACGACCCCGGCGAGCCGATCGGGAAATGGTTGTCACTCGCCGAGGATGCGCGCGGGCTGGCGGTCAAGGGCAAGCTGACGCTGGCGACGCAGCGGGGCGCCGATGCCTACGCGCTCATGAAGGACGGCGCACTGGCGCTGTCAATCGGTTACCGCACGCTCGAATCCGCGATTGTCCGCGGCGCCCGGATGTTGACGAAGATTCAACTGTTCGAGGCGTCGCTGGTCAGCGTACCGGCGAATCCGGCGGCGCGCGTTACATCCGTCAAGTCGGCGCTCGACGCGCCCGACAACATCCGAGATTTCGAGGCCATGCTACGCGACGTAGCTGGCTTTTCCGTCCGCGAGAGCAAGCGACTTGC